AAGTGTCAGTAAAAATTGACATCATTCGCAAGCTAAATAAACACATAGGAGATATCTAAAATGGCAGTTTCATCATTACAGCGCATGACAGTACCTTTGGCCAGCGATCAAAGCTCGCCAAGTCAGGGTTTGTTGATGCCCAAACTCAAATATCGCTTTAGAGTGATGTTTGAAAATTTTGGTGTTTCAACACCCACCACAGAACTAACCAAACAAGTGGTAAGTTTTGCTCGTCCCAGTCTGACCTTTGAAGAGATTGCATTGCCAGTTTACAATTCAACATTGAAGTTGGCTGGACGTCACTCATGGGCAGATACCACATGCAGTGTCAAGGATGATGCTTCGGGTGCAGTGAGCCGTTTGGTAGGCGAACAGTTGCAGAAACAGCTGGACTTTTTTGAAATGGCATCAGCTGCGTCGGGTATTGATTACAAATTCACAACCAAATTTGAAATCTTAGACGGTGGTAATGGAGCCGCAGCACCAGTGGTGTTGGAAACATGGGAATTGTATGGTTGCTACCTCAAAGCTGCCAACTATGGTGACATGAATTATGGCACCAACGAAGCTGCCACAATTGAAATGACCATTGCCTACGACAATGCCAGCCAAGGAGACGGACAGACCAGTGGTGTTGGCTTTGCAATTGGACGCACTGTTGGCGACGTGGTCACCGGCGCTGGCGCCGCTTAACCCCGGACCCTGACATGGGTTTTGGCCAAGACTTTCTCAAGGGATTTACCAACACAGATGCCTTGCGTGATTACAGTCACGCAAGTCGTGTGTTCACCACCAATCAGTACGAGCTCAAACCTAGATTTAAATTTCTCTATCATGTGAGTTTTAGTGTAAACACCAGTATTCCCTCTGTGGCTCTCAGTAAGGACGAGATACAGGAATTGAGTCTGGTGGTAAAAACTGTGGATCTTCCCAAGTACAATGTGCAAACTGACACATTGAATCAGTACAATCGCAAACGTGTGATACAGACTGGCATCAAGTATGATCCTGTGACAGTGACATTTCATGATGATTCAGGGGATACGGTTCGTAGATTGTGGTATCAATACTACAGCTATTACTACAAAGATCCTGCACAGACCTATCTGACAGATGCCAACAGTACCAATGGCAGCCTGGGGGAGAGCAGCAATAGACAAACAGGATTTGGCTACAACGATCGTGACATCTACGATGATCAACGCATTGGCAATGTGAACGATTGGGGTTACATTGGCGAGAGTTTTCTAGACGGCACCAGCTCGGCCAAAGGCAAACCGCCATTTTTCACCGATATTAGAATTTATGGTATGGATCAGCACAAATATGCTTCTTATGTGCTGATCAATCCCGTAATTACCAACTGGAGCCATGACACCTATGACTATGCTCAAGGCAATGGTATCATGCAAAATTCAATGACCATTGCGTATGAAACTGTGAAATACTACAACGGGGCTCTTTCAAACCAATTTGGTCAAAGTGATCCCAATGTGTTGGGATTTGCTGATCCCGCACACTATGATCGCACTCCCAGCGGCCTTGCCAGGCAAGGCAGTGTGAGCACAGTGTTTGGACAGGGCGGCCTGTTGGACACAGGCGGCGGCATACTGCAAGACCTACAGAGTGGATCAGTGCTGGGCCTGATTGGCGCAGCACAAAAAGCTGGCACAGCCGCCAACACATTTAAAGGCAAAAATATTGCCAGCATTGCATTGAATGAAGCCAAGACCCTGGGAGTAAAAACCATTCAAGGCGGCATCACTCCGGGTGCAGTGCGCCAAGTGGCCAATCGTGCTGATGGCTGGGTATTTCCCAAAGGACCAGGACCACAATAATGGCCAACAGCACCATAAACTATACCAACACCAATCTTGACCTCACGGTACGAGTTTTTGATGAATTCTACAATTATGATGTCAATGTGCCGGCCAGTGAATACGATGTTGTAAACAGTTATTTTCTTTCAGTAATGACCAGTAGACAGGCTGCAAACAATTTCACAGTGAGTGTGTTCAGGGTGGCTGAGATGACAAATATTCCTGTATTGACTCTGTTGAAAGAATTTCAAGGTCAAACGGGCACCAGTCTTTCAGTGAGCTTGGCCTACTATCTCAACAATATACGCAGTAGGGCCACACTGCTGGGAGTCAGCGCACCTGTTGCGCCCAACTTCTATGCAGCTAGAAATGTAGTGCAATGAGTCACTGGGCCCAAGGACCGTATACAGTAATCAACCGTGACAAGTACGTGGGCAACGGTGTACCACGCTATAGATCTGGTTGGGAGTTGTCATTTATGAAATTTTGTGACAGCAATGACAATGTGTTGCAATGGGCCAGCGAAAGTGTTGCTATTCCCTATCGTCATCCACTCACCGGCAAGATGACACAGTACATTCCAGACTTCTTGATCACGTATCGTACTAGCAACAACACCATGCGAGCCGAGTTGATAGAGATCAAGCCCAAAAAGCAGAGCGTGATTGAATCAAAAATGAGTTCCAAAGATCGTGCCATAGTGGCCATAAACTATGCCAAATGGGATGCGGCCACCAAATGGGCACGCCGTAACGGCTTGACTTTCAGAGTGATCACTGAGAACGATATGTTTCACAACGGCCGGAGTTGACCCATAAATAGGGCATGACCAGAAAATTAGAGGAACTTTTTGATTTAGCCCCTTCAGTAGAAAAAACTGTTGAACCCACTCTACCACCTCCAGAAGACCTGCGCAGTCAACTGCAAACCCTAGACCTCACCATAGACAAAATTGATGCTGCCCTGCCCGGGGTGCGTGGACTGGAAGCCAATGATACAGAGATGGATTCCCTATCCAAAATGGCAACTGACAGCTATAATGAATTGATGACACTGGGCATGCAGGTGGATTCAAGATTTGCCAGCGAAATATTCTCAGTGGCATCAAACATGCTGGGACATGCCATCACAGCAAAAACAGCCAAGATGGACAAGAAGCTGAAGATGATTGATTTGCAGTTGAAGAAGATGCGACTGGATCAGCAACAAGCAGTGATAGACGCCCGGGCCGCCGAAGCCGGCGACGGCGAAGCCATGCAAACAGCACAGGGCATGGTGTTGAGTCGCAATGATTTGTTGGATCGGTTGCTGGCCAGCAAAGATCAAAAAGATAAAAAAGAATAAATATGTTACAGGAACCTGATATGAAAAATTTTGCCCATTACCTCGCCGAAAGCGAACGTGTCTACAACTATCGTATCAAACTGCTGGGTAAACCACCTGGCGATTTGGTCGCACAGTTGAAGAAAAAGCTGGATCAATTTGATCCTGTGAAGATGGGTGATCCCAAAACCACCCCAATACAGGTCATTCCCACTGATTTCCCCAACAACAAAAATGACTCAGTCACAATGTTTGATGTCAGCTTCAGGTACCCAGCCATTGAGCCACAAATCAAACAGCTGGCACAGTTGTTGGGCATGGATCCAAATCATGTGGTCATGCAGACAACACCACACGTGGATGGTCTTGTGGATGAGTATGAAAAGATTGATGCTGAAAACAAGGACTTGTTGGGCGACACAGACTATCCTGCACCCGATGCAGAACAACGTGGATTGAGCAAAGACTATGCCACTGGTCCTTATGATCATGCTGTGTTAAAAAATGCATACCGTACCAATTTCACCGTGGCCGGAGGCAAGACACCTCCTGCCAAAACCACAAATGATATTGCTCAGGGCACCAAGAGCCCAATGACCAAGATCAATCGTCCACCCAAGCCAGCCACTGGCGCCAACCCAAGAGGATAATACAAATGAGTTTCTTTTACGATTTAAACAAAAAACTAGACAGCATCCGTGCTACCCCTGAAGTCACACACCAGCAGTTGAACGAGCGTGACATGAGTCGTGCTGCCAAAGGCTATGAAAAGTACGGCAAAGAAGGTATGGAAGCCCTGGCCAAGGCCGGTCGTGAAGGCAAAGCCCTTGATCCAATCCGTAAAAAATACGACAAGTATGACAACACAGAAGTAGACGAAGGTGTCATGGACACAGTTAAAAAAGTTGGTAAAAAAGTTGCCAGCGGTGTCAACAAGTTGGTTGGGCATGGCTCAGACGAAGACATGCGCAAGGATGTACAACGCAAAGCAGGTGCACCGGTCACAGGCAAGAAGCCTGAACAAAAAACCACAGAAGCAGCCAAGTACCGTGATCCCAAGTACAAAGACAAATTGTACACACAAGAACCACCAGACTATACATACGGCCCTGATATGGATGATGCCTACGATAATCCAAAACCAGATGACTATGCTGGTAGAAAACGCAAAATAGGCGGCGGCGAATTTGATCATAATGATCCACTGGTTAAAGGATTTGGCCGTTCAGGTACAGGTAGTCCTGTAGAAAAA